TAACAGCTAACATAACTTTAGACGAGCTTACCAAATCTCAGATTAGTGAGAGGAAGGGAATACCGAACAATCCTAATCCAACACAGATAGAAAATTTAAAAGCACTGGCAGTAAATATATTACAACCAGTACGTTCCCATTTTGACAAACCATTAATTATATCTAGCGGGTTCCGATGTGCTCAGCTTTGTGTAGAAATTGGAAGTTCAGTTAACAGCCAACATGTGGCAGACGACAAATCTGCTGCGGCAGATTTTGAGATACCTGGTGTAGACAATAAAGAATTGGCTCACTGGATCAGATCAGAGCTAGAATATGACCAGCTCATATTAGAATTTTACAAGGATAACGAACCGACATCGGGATGGATTCATTGTAGTTATTCAACTGATCAAAACAGATATCAATCATTAAGAGCACAAAGAGTTGATGGTAAGGTTTCATATACGCCTTGGTAAGATAAAAAAATAAAATTTATGAACGAAATACTATTACCCAAAAATTCTTTTATTGGTGGTAGTTTTATTAATTTAGATTTAACAGAAAAAATATTACAAAAATTTAAATTAATGCCTAAAGAAGATGGAAAAGTTTATCATGGAGATAATAAAATAATAAACAAAGAAGAAAAAGATTCTTCCGACTCTTTTTTTGAAGGGGAATTATTAAAAAAATATTTTGATGAACTAGATAAATCTTTAAAAAAATATTTAATTACCTATCCTGAGATGGATAAAGTTGGTAAATTTGGAAATGTCGAGGACGTAGTTTTACAACACTATAAACCTGGTGGAGGTTTTAAAGTATGGCATTGTGAGAACGATTTTAAAGGTTCTAATAAAAGTAATCAAAGATATTTGGTATTTATGACATATTTAAATGATGTGGCAGATGGGGGAACTGAATTTAAGCAACAAGAACTTTATGTTCCTGCTATAAAAGGTTTGACATTAATTTGGCCTGCTTGGCCTAGTCATTATCACAAAGGTGTTATTACTAAAAAATTTGATAAATATATTGTAACAGGATGGTTAAGTTTCGTTGATCTAATTTCTTAAACATGGTATAAGAACATATGGCAATAGGAAGAGGACAAATAAAAAAACAATTAGAACCTGGTTTAGGTAGAGGCTGGGGCAGAGCTGAAAAAAACAAATTTAGAAAAGTATTGGAAAAAACACATGGTAAAATCTACAAATCCAATAGCAAAAAGTCTAAGGTCTAGCGCATTCAAACCGAAAGTGGTACAATCAAAGAAGTTGTACAACCGTAAAAAGGAGATAAATAACACTCTTAATGCGGCCGCTAAGTTATGGATGATAGAGAAAAAATAAATAAAAACAAAGTCATCAAGTATATTCAAGAGAAATTTGAAAATGCTAAACAGATGACTATGTTTAAATTTCTTAGACAAGAAGTAGATATCAACGGCACGGGCACACATAAATACAGATTAAAAGAAGGTAGAAACAAAGGTAAGGTATTATGACAAAATTATGTGCAAGGGGTAAAGCCGCAGCGAAAAGAAAATTTTCAGTATATCCAAGCGCATATGCAAATGCTTATGCATCAAAAATATGTGCAGGTAAAATCAAAGATCCATCTGGTGTAAAAAGAAAAGATTTCAAAGGACCTAAACCAGCTATGAAGGGTGGAATGATGAAGTATGCAACAGGTAATCAAGTTAAAATTAAAAAAGTAGCTGGGGCATTGAGAAAAGCATCTAAGCTACATGCAGCTCAAGCAAAAACTTTAAGCACAATTAAAGCAAGTGAAGGTAAGTACATGGGTTCTTACATGAAAAGTGAAATTGCAGGAAAAAAAGTTTCTAATAAATCTTTAGTAGATTATTATGGAGACATGATTGATGTCTAAAAGAGGAACTTGTTGGGAAGGTTACGAACAAAAAGGTATGAAGAAAAAAGTAAATAAAATGGTTCCAAATTGTGTACCTGCAGGAATGAAAAGTGGTGGACTTAAAGAATGGTTCAGGCAAGATTGGGTAGATATTGGATCTAAGAAAAAAGGAGGAGGATTTAAAAAATGTGGGAGAAAATCTGCAAGTGGTTCAAAACGAAAGTATCCAAAGTGCGTGCCTGCTGCCAAAGCAGCAAGTATGACAGACTCCCAGAGACGGAGTGCCGTTGCAAGAAAAAGAAGTAAAGCACAAGGTGTTGGTGGTAAACCAACAAACGTTAAAACAATATTAAAAAGAGACGTTGGTGGAGATGTTAATATGTATCCAAAAGGTAAGTTTTCCTTAAATTTTTTCGAAACAAAAGGGCCAAAAGCTGAAAAAGGAGATAATTTAATTACTGTTATTAGAGATTCTAAAGCTAAGTTTAATCCTGAATTAAGTTATGATAAGATATATAAAAAATCAAAAGTAGGTATTGGTATTAACAAAGATAGAATTAGAGTAGGATTTAAAAAGAAATTTTAATTATGGCAACATCAGGATCAACATCATTTAATTTAAACATCGATGAAATCATTGATGAAGGCTACGAAAGATGTGGGCTTATGCCTATGGCTGGTTATGATTTAAAAACAGCTAGAAGATCTTTAAATTTATTATTTGCCGACTGGGGAAATAGAGGTGTTCACCTTTGGAAAGTTGAATTGAATGAGCAAGCTCTAACAGCAGGAACGGCAACTTATACTACTCCAGCGAATGTTAATGATGTTTTAGAAGCTTATATATCTACAACTGCTTCTGCAGGAGATGGTCCAAACACTCAGGATGTTGCATTAACTAAAATAGATAGATCTGCTTATTCAGCTTTACCAAATAAATTAGCTACAGGTCAACCATCGCAATATTATGTGGACAGACAAACAACACCTAAAATAAGTTTATACGTTGCACCTGATGCTTCAACTTACACAACTTTAAAATTTTATACTATAAACAGAATAGAAGATGCTACAGCTTATAATAATCAACAAGCAGATGTAGCTTACAGATTTTTACCATGTATGTGTGCAGGTCTTGCTTATTATTTATCCATGAAAAAAGCACCTGAAAGAATTGAAGCTATGAAATTAATTTACGAAGACGAACTTAAAAGGGCTTTGGATGAAGATGGACAGAGAACATCATTATATGTTTCTCCACAATCGTACTATCCAAATTTATAATAATGGCTAAATACGCAAACGGTAACAGATCACAAGCAATATCAGATAGAAGTGGACAAGCATTTCCATATCAAGAAATGGTTACAGAATGGAATGGTTCTTTTGTACACATATCTGAATTTGAAGAAAAGCATCCACAAATTAGAAGAAAAAGAGTAACAGCTGATGCTATTGCTTTGCAAAAAGTAAGACCACAAAGATTTCAACAACCTAAAACTGTGGCTTCTAACGATGTTACATTAGCTGATTCAGGAGGCACTTCTGTAGGAGTGGCTAATTTGACTTTACCTGGAGACTTTGCTTTTGAAACTTTTCAAACAGAAGTTACAAGTAATGGAATAACAACATCCTTACAAACTATGCAACCAAGAGATCCTTCTTTACAAAATAGAAGAAGAGAAGCTTCAGCTCAATTAGGATCTATAACAGTGAGCATATCATAATGGCTATTACATATTCAAATTTTTTAACACAAGTCAGAAACTATACAGAAGTAGATAGTAATGTCTTATCAGACAGTTTACTGGATCAATTTATTAGAAATGTAGAATTAGATATTGCTGGTCAAGTTGATTACGATGATTTGAGAAAATATGCTACCTCACAGACAACAAGCGGAAACAGGTATGTTTCTATGCCTAGTGATGCATTAATATTAAGATCTGTTCAAATTATTAGTTCTAATGTGAGGGACTTTTTAGAAAAAAGAGATACTAGTTTTATATCTGAATTTTCACCAAATGATACAGTAACAGGAACACCAAAATATTATGCTAATTGGGACGAAACAAATATATTACTAGCACCAACTCCTAATGCAGCTTTTGATATACAAATTAACTATATTAAAGACCCACCACATTTTGACAGTTCAACAAATACTTATTTATCAGAACACCAAGAAGCTATGCTTCTTTATGGAGTTTTACGAGAGTGTTTTGGATTTTTAAAGGGACCTGAAGATCTATACAAATTGTATTCTGACAGGTATAATCAAAGCATACAAGCTTTTGGTCTACAACAAATGGGTAGACGAAGAAGAGGAGAATACGACAGTGGAGTTCCTCGAATAAAAATACCTTCACCGTCACCATAAATTTAATTAAGGAGAAAAAAATGGCAATAACAACAAACGCAATATGCAACAGCTTCAAAAAAGAATTATTAGAAGCTACTCACAACTTTAGTAACCCAGGTGGTAATTCATTTAAACTATCAATGTACACTAACTCGGCTACTTTAGGAAAATCGACAACATCTTTTACAACTGGTAACGAAGTTTCATCACCATCTGGTGGATATTCTTCTGGTGGTAAAGCACTTGTAAACGTAGGAACGTCTTTAGCTACTAACACAGCTATAACAGACTTTGCTGATCTATCATTTGTTGGTGTAACAATTACAGCAAGAGGTGCTTTAATTTACAACGACACTAATGGAGACAAAGGTGTGGCTGTATTAGATTTTGGCGGTGATAAAACTGCATCTGCAGGAACATTTACAATTCAGTTTCCAGCATTTACAACGAGTGCAGCAATATTGAGAATCGCATAATTTAAAAGGAGAGTCAGGTGGCAGATCAAACAGTTAACGTCACGTCACCTGGCATTCCTACTACATGGGGCGAAAGAACCTGGGGAGATGCTTCTTGGGGACAACAAACTGGTTTAGTCACAGATTTTGGATCTGCTTCAATTACAGCAGGTGCTAATGTAGGTGTAACAGGACAAGCTGCAGGAACGAGTGTTGGTTCTGTATCTTTTAATATTGGTGTTACAGTATTAGTTACAGGATCAGCAGTTACTACAACAGTTGGTAACGAATCTATTGGTCTTGGAATTCAACAAGACGTAACAGGAAATTCAGCTTCTACATCTTCAGGATCAGTTACTATAGAACCAACTCAACTTATAGGAGAAGGTTGGGGTAGAAGAACTTGGGGTAACTTGGCATGGGGCGGTGCATATTCTGCTATTGCACAAGGTCAATCTTTAACAACATCACAAGGAAGTGCTGTTGCAAAAACTGATGTAACTTTATCTGTAAGTGGTTTTGATTTATTAACAATTACTCAAGGTGCAAGTTCTTTAAAAATTGATGGTAATATTACTATTCTTGCATCTGAACATGGACTAAACACATCAATAGGATCTACAACACAAACTGGTTTAGCTAATGTAAGCGTCAACGGTAATTCTGCTTCTACAAGTATTGGTCAAGTAGTCCCTGAACCTAAAATACCAGTAGATGTAACAATGGTTGCTATGTCTTTATCATTAGGGACATTTAGTTTAGTACAAACGACCAACGAGTCAGTGACGACAGCAGGATTGTTAACAGGATCAGTAGGGTCTATCATACCAGTATCAGGTTACAATGTAACAGGACAATCTTTAACTAGTTCAATTGGCTCAGTTTCAATAACAGGAACTGCTAATATTGATGTATCTGGTATAGGGTTGACAGCAAATATAGGTTCAACTAATGTAACTGCATGGGCAGAGATCAATCCTGCTGTAAATAATGTTTGGACTACAGTTGATCGAGCAGCCTAATTTTGTTAAAATAGGAGATATATGACATCAAGTTATTCAGCAGATCTAAAACTAGAACTTATGGTAACTGGCGAAAACGCTGGTACATGGGGTGATAAAACTAATACAAATTTAAACTTAGTACAACAAGCTATCGCAGGTTTCGAACAAGTTACACTATCAAGTGGTGGAACTTTAGCGTTGGTAATGACAGATGGTGCATTATCAAATGCAAGAAACATGATAATCAAATTTGCAACTGCATCTATTGGTGCTAGCACAATTTGTACAATACCTGATAGCATTGAAAAATTTTACATATTCGATTGCACAGGATTAACTAACCCAACAAATTTAACAATAAAAACTGCATCAGGAACAGGTTTTTCTCCTGATAGAGCAGCCATCTTTGCAGCTTATTCAGATGGTACAAATTTAAATGAAGTATCTTTAGATACTTTAGGTGGAACAATCGGAACACTTCAAATAGCAGATGATGCCATTACTGCTGCGAAAATTTCTAACAACGCAGTAGTTACTGCTGGAATTTTACAATCAAATGTTACACAAAATAAAATGTCACCAAACTCAATTGGCACGGCTCAAATTTTACAGTCAAATGTAACATTAACAAAAATGGCAGCTAACTCGGTTGGACCAAGCCAATTACAATCAACTGCTGTAACAGCAGGAAGTTATACTGCTGCAAGCATTACAGTTGACGAAGATGGAAGAATTACTGCAGCATCTTCAGGAAGTGGAGGAGCTTCAGGTTATCAAATAAGAAGAGCTGAAAAAGGACCTGCATCAGCTACACATACTTTTCAACCAACTACTGCTACATTTATGATGTACGTAAGAGGCGGTGGCGCTGGCGGAGGTATGCAAAATTCAGGCAGTACTCGAGGGGCGACAGGTGGAGACGGTGGATTTGGAGCCGTTTTATCACCAACTCCCGCTCCAGGCACGGCTCCTTACATTATAGGGGCAGGCGGTGCAGCAAGAAATTCAAATCCTTCAGGGGCAGGCACTCCTGGATCTGATACAGGTATTCCAAGTTTATATATTGGCGCTGGTGGACAGAGCGTTCAACAAGGGCAAGCTTCAGATGGAACTACAACTTTAACTGCTGGCACAGGTAGAGCAGAATTAATTTCTGGTCAGCCTCTTGGAGAAGCTTTTTTACAAACTGAGTTTTATGGCGGCGGTGGGATTGGAGCAAACGCGAATAGTGGTATAACAGGAGCTTCAGGGACTGCAGGTGCTTTATTAATTTATGAAAGTGACGCATAATTATGGCTAGATGGGCATTATTTACAGCTTCTAATGATTTTTTTAGATTAGCAAATACTGATGCTAAAAAAGATTCAGGAATATCTCTTCTCATCGGTGGATCAGCACAAGAAATCACAGAAGAAGTATTTCAAAATATAAGAAGAGGTTTAGGAGCACTTACTTTTGATGGTGCAAATTTAACACACAGTGACAATAGTCCATTGGTTAGTGCTTTAACTGATCGATCCACTGCATTTGTAATTGGTGAAATTGAAAGTGATTTAAAATTGTTTGAAGAGTATTCATACAATAATCGTTCTGATTCTGATGTTGCAAATTTAATTACAAAATTAAAATCTTTAAAAGAAGACATTGCAGCAAATGGATTTACCAATTTAGTTGGTGCCGAGTCTAAAAAAAGTTATATCGACTGGTATCTAGATCAAGAAGGCTATCCTAATATTACAGTATTAGAAATCCATTAATTGACTTTTATTCGTTAAAATTGTAAAAAAGAATATGCAGCTTAAAGATTGTATACAGGTCTATGATCATGTCATGGCTTACGAGCATATTGGAGGTTTAATAAAATGGTTGAACACCCAAAAATTCACAGCCGCTACAACTGTCGGGGGCATAAATACAAAAATTAGAAAAGCAGAAAATTTAGGAATGACTAATAATTCAAAGTCTCAAACAATGGTTCACTGGCATAATTACTTACATTTTAATTTTTTCAAGTATTTACAAAATTATAAAGAAAAGTTTCCTAAATTATCTTTTCATAATCATTTTGATATAACAGCATTAAAATACGAAAAAACAGGTCATTATGCATATCATCATGATTCTTCTTGGGAAATTATGAGAACGATGAGTTGTATATTAATGTTAAACAATGATTATGAGGGTGGGGATTTATCTTTTGCTGATCAAAACAATGAAGAGATTTTAAAAGTTGAAAAACAAGCAAATAGAATGATTATATGGCCAAGTAATTTTTTATTTCCACATGCGGTTCTTCCAGTAACGAAAGGTAAAAGATATTCTATAGTAGCATGGGCATTTTAAAAAAAGATTTTCAATATAAAATTGTAAAAAATTTTATTCAGCAAAGAGAAGTAGAGATAGGGTTGCATTATATTTTATTGATGCATAAAAGAAATTTCAACAATTTTGATCAAGGACAATGCAAACAAGCAGAAACTGTGCTTACTGGGGATTCATTTACTGACACATTATTGATGCAAAAAAAGGGAGAGCTTGAAAAATTAAGTGGATTACAACTATTACCTACCTATGCTTTTTCAAGAGTTTATAATTATGATTCTGTTTTAGAAAAGCATAAAGACAGACCTTCGTGTGAAGTTTCAATTAGTATTATGTGGGGAAGTGATGGAACTCCTTGGCCTTTGAAGATGGGTAAAGAAGAAATTAATATGTCTCCTGGAGACGCTGTGTTGTATGCGGGTTGTGATATTGAACACTCACGAAATAATTTTACTGGAGATTATCATGTTCAAACTTTTTTACATTATGTTGATAAAAATGGACCACACACTGAATGGCTATTTGATAAAAGAGAACCATATGATATACCTGAGTTACAATTATGAAATTTATACATGAAGAAACAGGTTTAAAAATAAAATTTTCTTTGAAAGAAAAAATAAGAATTTTATTAAAAGGACATATAAAGTTCAACGCTAAATCTTCCCATAATTTTTCTGTAAATTTATTACATCTAATTTCGACTACTCTAGAAAAATATGGAGACTCAAGAAAACATGGTAATATAGTTCCACAAGACACAAAACCCTAATTATAATACACTGTATTTCTTAGACTTCATTTTAGTTACTTGTAATGATATAATACAGAATGCCTTTAGCAAAAGTAAAAATAGCACCAGGTTTTGATAAACAATCTACACCAGCAGACGCAGAGGGTCGTTGGGTAGATGGTGACAATGTACGTTTTAGATATGGTGAACCTGAAAAAATAGGTGGTTGGCAATCTTTAGTAGATGATAAAATAGTTGGAGCTGCAAGAGCACAACACGTTTGGTCAAACACAGTTGGTAAAAAATATGCTGCAATAGGTACAAACAAAGTTTTGATTATATATTATGGCGGAGCTTTTTACGATATTACTCCATTAGATACAGATAATTATTCAACTGGAGCAGACATAACAACGACCAACGGTTCTTCAACAGTTACAATTACAACATCCTCTGCACATAACTTAGACGTAGGAGATATAGTTACTTTTGCAAATGCAGGTTCTTTCACTTCTGCAAATACAGATTTTACAGACGCAGATTTTGACGATAAGCTTTTTGAAGTGCAGACAACACCTACACTTACTACTTTTACTATTACAATGTCTGCCAACGAATCAAAATCAGGTGTTACTAATGATGGTACATTAGATGTAAGGCCTTATGTTGTGGTTGGACCTATAAATCAATCAGCTGGATATGGCTGGGGAACATATTTGTGGGGAGGTAGAACTTCCACACAAGTTACAACTACAGTAAATAATGGAGGTGTAATGTTAGTTGGTGCAACTTCTGTTGTTTTAACTAGTACAGCAAGCTTTCCGTCTTCAGGAAAAATAAGAATTAATTCAGAAGATATGAGCTATACCTCTAACAATACTGGAACAAATACAATTAGCGGAATTACTAGAGGAATAAACGGAACCACAGCTGCAGAACAAGCCAATGGTTCTACAGTAACTGATATCACTAGTTATATTGGCTGGGGAGATGCTTCAGCTACAAGCACTGTTACGATTGATCCTGCAAATTGGTCTTTAGATAACTTTGGAAATATTTTGATTGCTACTATTCATAATGGAGAAACATTTACTTGGGATGCATCTTTAACAAATGCTTTACAAACTAGAGCAACAATTGGATCAGGTATGCCGACCAAATCAGTTATGACGATTGTTTCAGATAGAGACAGGCATTTATTTCATTTAGGCACGGAAACTACAGTGGGATCAGCTACATCACAAAATAAAATGTTTATTAGATTTTCTGATCAAGAAAGTTTATCCGACTATGCACCCACATCAACGAACACTGCAGGAACATTTCAACTTGATGATGGAACAGAGATAGTTGGTGCTTTTAAAGGTAAAGACTATATTTTAGTTTTGACTGATACAGCTGCTTATGAAATGCAATTTGTAGGACCGCCTTTTACTTTTTCAATTAGAAAAGTTGCATCAAATGCTGGTATGATAGGTCAACATGCAGGAGTTTTTGCAAACGGTGCTGTTTTTTGGATGGGTAAAACAGGGGGATTTTATGTTTACGATGGAACAGTTAAATCACTACCATGTTTAGTAGAAGATTTTGTGTTTACCACAGATGGTAACAATCCTGGTATAAATTATAATTCAGGTCAAATTGTATATGGTGGCATAAACGAATTGTATTCTGAAATTAATTGGTTTTATCCTTCATCTGGATCTACAATTATAGATAAAGTTGTGACTTATAATTATGCCGAAAATGTTTGGACCACTGGAACTTTAGCTAGGTCTACTTGGATGGGTTCAACTATTTTTGAACAACCTTATGCTACAGATTTTAATTCTGGAGATACACCAACATTTCCTAGTATAAACGGTGTTTCAAATGGTGCCTCTATATATTATGCACATGAAGTAGGAATAAACCAACAAAACGGAGATGGCACTGAAACGGCTATTACATCTTTTATAAAATCAGGAGAGTTTGATTTAAATGGTAATCAAGGTGTTCCAGGTGACGGTGAATTTATAATGAGTATAAGTAGATTTTTACCTGATTTTAAAAGAATAAGTGGTAATGCAAAGGTAACTATATTTTTAAATTCTTTTCCTCAAGGCACGACAGCTGCTTCAAGTCCTTTAGGACCTTTCACAGTAAGTGGTACAACCACTAAAATAAATACAAGGGCTAGAGCTAGATTAGCTGCTGTTCAGATAGAAAATGAAAATTTAAATGAAAGCTGGAGATATGGCACGTTTAGATTTGATGTAAGGGTAGATGGTAGAAGATAATGGCAAAAATAACTATACAAATACCTGAACCAAAAGCTGAGTATTCACAAGAAGATCAAAGACAAATATTACAAGCACTTCGAACATTACAGACTCAGTTGAATTTTTCATATGAGAATGATATAAAAAACAAACAAGATGCATTTACTTATTTTTTATCATGACAATACAATATAAAAATCAAGGAATTAATTTATCTACTACAGGTACAACATCTGTTTTGTCTTGCCCAACAAGTGCTACTTTTATATTAAAACAAATACAGGTTGATAACTCAAGCGGAAACCCTGTAAACCTATCCGTTCAAGTTACTGATACATCTGCTTCAGCTACTTTTGCTATATCAAGGAAAGCTATAGCGGCTAATACAGTTTCTAATATTATTACTCAAACACTTGTTTTAGAAGGTGGAGATATCTTAAAAATGACAGCAGGAACTGCTGACGAAATACAAGGTATTATATCATACGCACAAATAGACAGATCGCAAGAAAATGGCTAAACAAATTATTTTTAGTGATTCTATATATACATCAACGCTTAAAGATGATGTACTTGATAAACATATACAAACTAATTTAAAAAAAGCTAAAGAACAAAATCAATTGAGAATAATATCAAATCAAGGTGGTTTGCAAACATCTAACATACTTGATAAAACTTTTGCTGATTGCTTAAGAGAAAGTATAAAAAACGGTCTTGATGCTTTTCAAGTAAAAGCAAAAAGAATTTGGATGACTTCAGCTTGGGTTAATGAAAATAAAAAGGGTGATTACAACATTTTACATGTTCATCCAAAAGCTTCATTTGTTGGCAATTACTATAGTATTGTTCCAGAAAACAGTGGAGATATAAATTTTTATAGAAACGATGTTTCCGTTTTGATGCAAAAATATGCATCCTTTTTTTTAACTACGGATTCATTTTGTCATTATGCACTTACTCCTCAAAGCAATTTATTCATGATTTTTCCAGCACATTTGCAACATGAAGTGAAACCAAACAATTCAAATGAGTCTAGAATTAGTTTATCTTTTAATATAAACGTAGAATAGTATGGCTAAAAAGAAAGCACTCTTTGGTGTAAATAACTATCATAAGAGGACACCAAAAAAACGTCCTGGACAGCACGCAAAAATTTATAGCAAACGTATTCCTAGAAGAAAGAAATACATTGGACAAGGACGATAGTTTAGTGTAGTAAAACTAAATGACTATTTATCATAAAATAAAATGCGATACAAAAACTATTTATCGTAGTATAAAAACTGGTGAGAGGTACAAAACCGAAGAAGCTTTTTTAAAACAACATCCAAAAGAGGATCTTGCAACAGATATTGAGGTACAAGTTCCTGACTTACCAATGTTTAGCAAAACAAAAAAATGAAACCTTTAGGTGGAACAGAGCTACAGCATAATTTTTTAGAACAATATGTTTCTAAAGATTTATTAGATAAATTTCAAATTTGCACATCCGTGCCTGGTAAGGTTCCTTTATCAAAAAATAAAATAAATATACTTTGGCAAAAAATGGCACCTGATCAGCCACACTTTCAAGATTTTTTTAGAGACGAAGAAAAAATTAAACAATATGATTATTATGTATTTAATAGTCATTGGAATTATGAACAGTTTAGAAAAACATTCTCCTTGCCCGAGCATCGTTGTACAATAATTAAGAATGGTATTCCTGATATAAAAAAAAGAGATAGCGAACCAAGAAGAGATAAAATAAAATTAATATATCATCCTACACCATGGAGAGGTTTATCTGTGCTATTAGGTGCTATGCAATTAGTAAACAATCCAAATATAATTTTAGATATATATAGCAGTACGCAAATTTACGGTGATGATTTTAAAAAAGAAAATGATCATTCATATAAAGAACTATATGAACAAGCTGAAAAGTTACCTAATGTAAATTTAATCGGTTACAAATCTAATGAATACATATTAGATAATCTTCATACGTATGACGCTTTTGTTTATCCTAACATATGGGAAGAAACATTTTGTATATCAGCTCTTGAAGCATTAGCTTGTGGTCTGTATGTGGCGACAACGGACAACGGAGCACTTTATGAAACTTGCACTGAATTTCCGATATACATACCTTATGATAAAAATTGGGAAAATCTTGCAAGACAGTTTGCTGCAGTTATAGATGGCATAGCCTCTCAAATAAATACGGATGGGTGTAAAAATCATTTACGATTTCAACAAAACTTTTTCAATCATTTTTATAATTGGAAAGTTATAGCTGGTCATTGGACTGGTTTTTTACAAGGAGCATTACAAAATGTTAAAAGCACTTAAAAAAAGATATGAGGCACAAATAGCAGAGGCTTCTACTACTATTGATAGGTGGATCGATTAATGCAAGACCATAGTAAACCCATTTGGTTCAGTAAAGCAGAAAACAAACCTATAAAAACACAAAAATTAAAGCCTAAAAAATTTTCTATATTTGTAGCAACACCATGTCATAGCGATGTTTCATTACATTACTTTCAGGCTTGTTTAGAGTTTCAAAAACATTGTATTAAGAATGATGTTCTTTGTTGTTTTCAAGTTATGAAATCATCTTTGGTAACACAAGGTAGAAATCTTTGTGTATCAAGTTTTATGGAAAGCGGTAGTTCTCATTTATTGTTTATTGATTCTGATATTGATTTTAAATCTGAATCGATTTTTAAAATGATTTCAGCAGACAAAGATGTAATTTCAGTTCCTTATCCTTTAAAAACTCTGAACTGGGAAAAGGCTTGGAGAAAAATTAAAGAAGGTAAAATTAAAAATGAATATGATTTACAATACAAAGCTCTTTATCAATATCCTATGAAGTTACCCAATGAAAAAGATATTACAATTCAAAACGGAGTTATAGAGGTCACGCACTCACCAACTGGCTGTATGTTAATAAAAAGAGAAGTAATTGAAAAAATGATTAAGGCATATCCTGAAAAAGAGATCGTGCAAAAAACAATAATAAATGGTGCAATGACAAACAGACCTTATTTTTATAATCTTTTTGATACAGATTTTGATCCCATTAAAAAAACTTATTTAGGAGAAGATTTTGCCTTTTGTAAGAGATGGAGAGATATAGGTGGTAAGTGTCATGCGTTAATTACAGAAAAAATTAATCATGTGGGAGAACATCAATATAAAGCCTCTTTTATCGATGAGTTGTCAAAGACCTCTTAAAATGGTAAACTTTCTAAGTTAGCTAATTTTAAGGAATACATAATATATGTTACAATTTTTACCCTATGCACTAGCCGCCTACGGAGGATACAAAGGTTACAAGGCATCAAAAGACGCTGGTGGATCAGGACTTCAAAGATTATTGGCAGGAGCAACAGGAGCATACTTAGGATATCAAGGTGGTAAAATGATTCCTGGAGTAAGTGGTGCTGGATTTGGAACTACTGTACCATCGTTTTCACAATTAGGACCAGTTCAATCTTTTGCAAACACATCAGCTGGTGCAATGCTAGGATTACCACAGCAAAGCACAATTGGAACTTTGGGTAATCTAACTGAAGGGCCAAACGCATTAAATTTAGGAGGCGCAGGAGCAGGGTCTGTAGCTGCAGCTACTCAAGCTGGTGCACCAAGTGTTGACAATAGAAATATATTACAAAAACTATTCATGAGATCAAGACAAGGTGTGCCTGGTGAAATGGAAATAGATCCAATTAAAGCAGCTCTTGGTATTGGAGCATTTGCTTATGGATCAGGTGCATTTGAAAACAAACCACAAGATGTTTTCACACCTACATACAATTTAGGTGTAGCTGAATTACAAAAACAAAGAGGTGGTTTCAAATATATAGATCCAGTTGATGGAACAGAAAAAACTTTTGAACAACTTTACATACCTGAAGCAGATCCAAATAACCAAGGTGATTTTAAAATGGGTCCTTATGCAATTGAAAGAAACAGATTAAAAGAAGGTGGATTAGCTGAAATAAAAAAATTTAACGAAGGTGGTATTAACTATCTTCCGAGTAAAAGATCTCATGACGAAGACGATGCACATAATTACGTAAGAGCATCGGGTTATGTCGAAGATGGGTCTGGCACAGGAGACAAAGACGAAGATACAATGTTAGCTCAATTAGCAGACGGTGAGTTTGTAACAAGAGCAGATGGAGTATTAGGCGCAGGAATCATAGCTGGTGCAAATCCAAGTAGCATGAAAGATATGAGAGAAAAAGGTGCACAATACTTCTACGAACAACAAAAGCGATACAAGAGAGTTTTTGATTTATTAGAAGGAAGTAGAAATGCAAAAGCCCAAGCCAATTAAACCTGACATATCTGTTTTATCGGTGGAACCAAAACATATAGATAAGTTTTGGCCTTTATGTGATTTTATGATTGCAGAGGCATTAAAGTATTCAGGGGGTTTTGCTGAACCTAAAGACATTAAAGATTTACTAAAAAAAGACGAAGCTCAAATGTTTCTTGTATTTGGTAGCGATGAAGAAGAACTTAATCAAGTATTTGCATTATTTGTAACTCGTATTGCTGCTTTACCAAATTATTCTCAACTTGAAGCTATAATATGTACAGGGAGAAAAAGACATTTATGGGAGGACAAGATAGTGAATACAGTGACAAAATTTGCTAAACTAAATGGATGCAAAAAACTTAGCTTTTGGGTTAGACCAGGTTGGTCTAAAGTCTCAAAAAAATGGAGTTGGAAAGCTAAACATATTCAAATGGAGAAAGATTTATAATGGGATCAATAGTAAGTAGTATATTCGGAGGCGGTGGCGGAAGTTCTGCACCATCACCTTCTTCAAGCGGTAATCAATTTACACAAACAGTTATAAGAGAAGCACCTGGTATAGAAGAACGTAAAATAGAATTAATGGATCTTGCGCGTGCCGCTGCAGATAAACCCGTTAATATTCCTGCAATGCAAGTTGCTGGTCTTGGAGCTTTAGAACAACAAGGAATTACAGCGGCAGGCCAAACAGGAGTTGGTGCTCCTACAGTAACATCGGGCATCGGACAATTACTTGCTGCTCAAACAC